TGGTGGAAAACAAATTAGCCTAATAGGATGGAGTTTAGGTGGTATTTACAGCAGAGAAATTGCTAAATTGTGTCCAGATATTATTCGACAAGTTATTACTCTTGGAACACCGTTCAAGTCTATTAGTGAGGGTACAAACGTAGGAAAGATATACGAAATTCTTAGTAAAGATAAAAGTATACAGAATCCAGAAATTTTGAAAAAGCTTAGTGAACCACCACCAGTCCCATTTACTTCTTTGTATAGTAAATCAGATGGAGTTGTCCATTGGGAATGTTCAATTGAAGATGAAAGTGAAATTGCACAAAATATTGAAGTACCTGGTGCAAGCCATTTAGGTCTTGGACACAATCCAATTGTCATGTATCTTATTGCCGATAGATTGACACAGAAAAAGGCTGATTGGGAGCCATATAAAGCAAGATAAATTAGAGAATTAAATCAAACGGGCCCTAAGGGCCCGTTTTACATTGTGCAATATTTGACATAATTACACAGTTATGCTAAAATACAACAATAGCAGTTATGGAGAATTGTATGGATAAGAATACTTATGTGCCAATGAACGAATTAATTCGAGACAAGGAGAAATCCTGGACGTTTACACATATTAATCTTCCATATTATGAGATTGCTAGAAAGGGCATTGTTATCTGGTGTGTTGAACATCTTGAGGGACGTTGGACTATGCTGGGTGGCAATAAATTTGGGTTTGAAGATGCAACTGATGCAACCATGTTCAGAATTCAATTTGGATTGGGTGTATAAATAGTTAATTACACAGAGGAGTGTATCATGTATGGGGTTCAAGAACTAAAGCAGCGTTTGATTATCATCAAGACTTCGAATCTTGATGACGCAACTATCCTCGATGAAAATTACTTACAACTCATAAAGGAGACTCCGAATCCTGATGAGAAAGAACAATTTGAAGCGTTAAGATCCATTGTTCGTCGCAGAATTAAGCATCTGCAGGAAGCGAATGGCATCTAACATCTTCAAAGAGTCTACTGAAACATTGTTTGGAAGATACGGCGCCTCACAAGGTGTCGATATCTCCAACAGTGGTGAATATGGCGGAATAGATCTTAAGATAAGATTTTATGATTATAGTAGCTTCGTTCAGTTTTTGAATGAATTAAATGAAATTCAAAAATATATCGATGAGAAATCTGCCAGACTATCAAATCCTACAATTCAACGAGCCTATGATGAATATCAACTTTTACTTAAACTATCAAAATAATGCTCAATATTGCACGACAAATATATTCGGGATGGAATACAGGAAGCCCAAAACATGAATTACCCGAAGCAGAAGTAATTCCTCTGGGTGGTTCTAATAATGAAAAGAAGAGATTAGAAACATTAACTAAACGTTATCAAATTTTACAGGAACATGAAAACATTCCATTACCTGGATTTACATTGTTTAAGACAGGTAGAAAAAATTGGGGATCAGCCGATCAGACTTGGCTCATAATTGATCCGAGAGGTTATCTAGTCAGAATTACTAATGATAATTTGGAAATGATACTTCACGTTACAGGTATTACTGAAGGATTAATTCAAGAAAAATGTGTTTGGGCAAGGGAAGATAGCCAAACTAAAATGATTTTAGTCCCCGTAAGTTCGACCTCATATATTGAGGCAACTAAAAACACAGAATTAATTGAAGGTAAGGTCGATATCAAAGAGATTCAAATTGGAGATAAGGTCTTGCTTCAAAATAAGCTTACAGGAATATTTATGGGAGTTCAATCATTGTATGGACCAATGCATGGTGATGATAGAACTCAAAAACCACAAGCATTTTTACGAAGACAAATTATTAAAGTAGAAAATCATAAATATCATTATCAAACAGATGCTAAGATTTTAACTGTTTTAGAAAAGACAGCTAAACCTATGACTAGGGAAGAAGCTGTAGAATTTATGAATAATGATATACGAAAAAGAAAAGCTTTCTTCACTAGTTCATCACACATGCCAGTAAGTGGATATTATTCTACAAGAGGAATGATTACTCATGTTTCTGTAAATGCAGTTCCTAAAGTGCCTATTACATTAGAAGAAATTAATTTTGAGGAAGCAGAATTATTATATCATGCTGCGGCATTATATTGTGATCCAGGAGTATTAGTTCTTGAAGATGCGAAAGGGAAGAAATCACTTATTGAATTTCCTTATAGTTTTACTTCAAGTTCTTATAAAGTAAGTATAAATTCTTTTCCTATTACTCCTATTCATAATCCTGTCACAGGATTTACAATAGAAGAAACAGATCAGGTAAATGGAAGGTATTACGGATCGAAACCCAAAGAGCATCATGCTCTTGACAAATTTACGAAATTCTATAAAATAGTCAAACATGTAAAGAAAGAATCTTACATTTGACTAAGGAATTTCATGGACAAAACATTTCTACATAACTATAAAACATTCGTCGACGGAGTAACAAGCCCAGTAAGTAAAAGAACAGAATTATTCATACAGAGAATTCGAGAACTTGATGCTGCTGGAGCAGATCCTGCGCGTTTAATGACAGCAGGAATAGGACTTGCAAGCGAGGGTGGAGAATTTGATGAAATCGTGAAGAAGATTTTCTTTCACGGTAAAGAATTTAATGAGGATAATCGCTTTCATATGAAGCGTGAATTAGGTGATATTATTTGGTATTGGATGAATGCATGTATCGCATTGAATTATGATCCATATGCAATCATTGAAGAAAACGTAGAAAAATTAGAGTCGAGGTATCCCGGTGGGGAATTCTCTATCTGGCATTCGGAGAATAGAAAAGAAGGTGATCTGTAATTATAGGATTATTCGTCCGTTCATGAGGCCCGGGGAACCCGAACCTAATGAACATTATCGACCCTGGATGGAAAAGAATATTGGAAGGCAGGGTATTGATTGGGATTGGGCCTTACATAGTGTTGTAGGTAACACTATAGAGATAACTTTCATTAGATCCGATGATGCTATTCTTTTTGAGTTAACATGGCGAAGATAACTTCTATGTATTGGCATGCATTGCCACCAACCCAACCTATGCCAGGTGATTGTTATATTGATCAGAATACCAATAGCGGAATGATTTGGACAGGGACATCTTGGACTCAATTTTCTGGATTTGCTGTTCCTGAACATCCATTTACACCACCTACAGCTGAGCAACTTGAAAAATATCCGTCACTTAAAAAATCATGGGAAGAATTCTTAGTAATCAAGAAATTACTTGGCGTCTAATTGATGATGCACACGGCGATTTGACACCCAGTCCAGAAGAGCAAATAATAAGGATTTTAAAAGGTCTTTGTCCTCATAATGAAGGCTGGAGTTATGCCGGCCATAGTCACAATGATGATGCCTATAAATGCAGGCTTTGTGGGGATATAGATTTCATATGAGACAAAAAACAAGAGTCCAGCATTGGCGTTATGAGGATGGGTGGCGCGATATTCCTTATATGTTACGAAAATTTCATAACGGTGAAGATAAAGAATTTAGCGAATATATAACAGGATGGCATTGTTGGGTTTATGCTAACAATGATGAAGATTTTGAAGGCTGGATGAGAGATAATATGAGGGGAGAATACGAATGTGATCTTAGATTTAATTCGGGAGATCCCATGTATACAGTTTTAATTAAAGATAATGAGGATGCTACGCTTTTTAAGCTAAGGTGGATGTGAGAAATTTAAAGAAAGATATTTGGCCATATCAGATTCGTTTAAATATGCCAAATTTACATACAGTTAAGGAACTTCTTGCACCCGATGAATGGTGTGTAAACACTGTTGGTCGAAGATTTGTTGATTGGTATAGTTATAGTTTAACAGATAAATCAAGAGTATATGCGTTCAAGGATGAAGCAACACTTCTTGTATTTAAAATAACTTGGGGAAATTATGTTATTAGGTAGATACATACAGAAAGCATTGAGAGCAATAATTAAATGGGCGGTTAACATGGATAATGAATCTAAACAATATGCACAGGATTCTCCTATGCCTGCAGGTGTTGGAATAACCAAATCATCGTCACCTCGTATTAGTGATGGGACCAGTGGATTAAATTTTGTAGTTTATTCTGCAACGGGTGGAAAAGTTATTGAAGTTAAGTCTTATGATACGCGCACTGATCGTTGGAATGCTAGTTTATATGTAATTACTGATAAAGAGAATCTTGGAGAGGAATTAGGCCAGATCATAACTAAAGAGAGCCTATGCCGATAATTATAAAAGAAACTATTCCTGGCAGTGGCAAACAATGGTCCATTCAACCAATGATGGATCGATGGTCCTGGATTCATGACAACTTTCAGAAAGAAGAATATAAAGCATGGTATGGTGGATTAAGATCTGATGATTTTTATATTCAATTTAACGACGATCAACATGCTTCAATGTATAAACTAAAATGGATGTGCAATAACGCCACTTGACAATAATAGTGCCTTAGCATAAAATTAAGACTCAACAACTAACTTTAGAAAGTGTAATATGAACAAGCAAAAGACTCCTGTTGTTACCAATCAGCCGGTAAACCTCAAGGAAAAGAATGCAGCTCATAACTTCCGTGTCACGATTCGCGATCGTGAGCATTTCTACAAGCTTGTCAATTGGCTGAACAGCAACGTTGGCAAGGGTAAGGACAAGTGGACCATGGAAGGCCGTGTGCTGAAGACTCTGAAGAATGGCAAGCCCGTGAGCCCGAAGATCTACATCTTTCGTGAAGACTTTGATGCGGCAAGTTCGTTGTACCTGAGCCTGCTTTAATGGTTTTTAGTGGTCACGCTTTTTTAGCGGAGACAGGGGAGGTAATCCTCCTTAAGTTTGTCGAGTCTATGCGTCTTAGGAATGAAGAAGACGAAATAATAGACAAACTTAAGGGGGATGTCTCCTTCGTGGTAAGAACAATTTCCGGAAGAGAATATATTGTTTCAATGAATACCGTGCATGGCCAAATAGGTGGTGCTGTTAAAGGCGAACATTTGGCAGCAGCGATATATGATAAATGGATGTGGATTCATAAACCTTAGGAGTGTAAATGAAGCAGCAGGGAAAATGCATTATTGGTGATCCGGTTCGAGTTGATGGATATACAGCTGATTGGTTGTCTGTTAGGGTGCATCCGGGCACCTTTTATCGTCGTCACGAAGCAATTTATAAAACTCTAGATTCCAGCAAAGGTCTTTATGCTGAATTAGATATGGGACAATTCATTTTACTGCGTTTTTCTGATAAAGAAGACATTACAAGGTTTCATAGGGATCATCACGAATATCTATGATTACAAAAAGGCTGTATACTAACTCTAAGATATTCTTCCCTAATCCGTACATGGTTAGGGTAGAATTCTCTGGTGAGATAATAGAAGTAGCCAATGCCGAATATAGAAAAATTATCAGGTCCGCTTATAAGTTATTAAAGGGTACTTGGGGTTACTCTGCTTTAGAATATGAAACTTGGCAAATACCGAATAAATCGGAGCCAAAATCTATACAGATAAGTTCAAATCCAGTAGTAACTATTCTTGCATCACTTTTTGATTCCGATTATATTACCCGCCTTCGCGGGTATATTTGTTTTGCGGATGAAGTAGATGCCTTACAGTTTAGATTATCACTTTCGGTTCAATCTAAACAAGTAACAATGTGGCCCAAAAGAGAATTCACTATTCATGAGGTAATAGAATCTGATGAATCCTGAACTCTACACCGATGAATATAGAAATTTTAAATTTTTAAAAAGTTCACCTGAAGAGGTCGAATTTTATAAAAATAATCGTACCATGGCGAATTTAATTCAGCCATGGGATTCTCAATTTGATCCTAAATTTAATTGGGCTACACGAATTGAATTTATAGAACAACTTTTGGATTTACGATATGATTCTGTTTATATTGTTTTTGCTGCTTTATTAGGTAATAGAAATATATATGAAGATGCAAGCATTTTTAGCATTGAAAATCCTGTGATACTTGACAGCAATCCTATTAGTAACCCACATGCCCGGGAAGTAACAATCGATGATTTTCCTATTTTAGCTTTTTGGGGAGATTATTGTTTAATGAGTGGAAGAGCTATCACATTTAATGGTATTGATACAAGTGGAAGAATTTTTGATTTATATTCTTTACCTATTTATCAAGGAACCAAATCGCATTATACCGAAATGTTTTATGATAGGTACGAAGCAGAAAAATATAAACGGGCTTTAACAGATATGTTGAGGAATAAATCTAATGCCATATCGAGTTTTACAAGGCAACTCTAGTATAACTATAAATACAATAACTAAGGATTTATATGCACCCTTTTCTCGACGTGGCTAAATTAACCGATGAAGAAATTATTGAAAGATTAGGCAGAGCCTATACTTTCATGAATATGCAGAAAACCCTTGGTCATACTCCTGCGGTGATGAGTATCAGAGAAGTTATTCAATCTCTTGAAGATGAGAGAAGTAAGAGATTGGGTAAAATGATGGATGATGAATATACAAGAAAATATCCTGATGCAAATAAACCTATAGAGTTAGGTAAATTGGAGGAATAACTCATGAATCATGGAAAAGGTATTATACGGAATTACATGACCATGAACTTTGAATTCACTGGAACAAGAATTCAGGAGGGATATCTTACTCCAGTCGATTGGGATTTATCTGTTGATTTAATTATATCTTCCAAAAAATCTAAAACAAAAGAAAATATTGAGTATCGCGCAGGAATAATTTTTCAAAAATTATACTTCTGGCTTGATGCTAACTTGCAAGACATCGTACTTGTTGATGTAGAGTCGGAAGATGACTTGTATATTGCAAATTTATCGTCTAATATCACGATGTATTGTCCAGGTAACCCCGGAGATGATTTGATCATACGACTCATTCATTCTAAATTATCTGCATTGGCAGGAAATGAAATGGGTATTGGCGAAATCAAACTTAAGGCAAGTGATACCTCCCTTCAATATACATATGATTGTCCTATGGGAGATTATGAATTACCACATTCGACTGTTGATTATTATTTCGATGGTAAATGTAGAGACATAACTCCTTGGTGGAAAAGAAATGATGGATTCTGTTTTGAATTTGTAAGACCAAATAATACAGAAGAAACCGACGAAGAAATTTTCAAAGATATTGTTGATCCGATGATTGAATTTGAACGCACTATTTCTGAAATGGAAAATACACGTATTGGTATGGTTAAAGAACCTGCCAGAATTGTTCAAGTTGAAAAATGGAAACCCAGAAAAGTAGAATGAAAATAAATATGTATGGTCAAGCCATACTATCTAGTGATCATTTGAGAGAACTTTTACTTCAAGGAAAGAATATAAGCCATTTGAATGTTGTGGCTGATGAAGAGATTGAACTTTTTGAAAAGTATCAACATGAACTTTTAAAAGATACGATTGTGTTTCTTGGAGAACCAGAAGAAAAATTAACGTATGATGAATTCCACCGAGAATGTGCAGAACAATGGATTTTTCCAAAAATTTACCAGCATGTAGACGTGAAATCGTGGCTTCTTGATAAATGTAAGACTAAGGAAGAAATTGATAGAGTAAATGAAGAATATGTCCTCTATGAGGAAAGAGATTTAATCATGCTTTTAAGATTGTTTATATATCTTATTGATTACATGAGAGAAAATAATTTTATATGGGGAGTCGGAAGAGGGTCAGCAGTCTCATCATTTTGTTTATATTTAATAGGCGTACACAGAGTAGACTCTTTAAAGTATGGGTTTGATATTAGGGATTATTTAAAATAGGAAAAATAATAAATGAGTAGGCACATTACATATCGCGGCGTTGCATTTGACATGGAATCTTTACGTCGTGACAATGAAAAAGTACCAGCAATGGGAAACATGAAAGTGAATGCGAAGGGTGATCAAATTAAGGGTTCTTTGGTAACTAAAACCGCTGATCAAATAGCACGGGAGAATCACCGTGTTCAATCTGCAATTATCAGAACAGGATTAAAAGGTCCTGCACCTGCTTCACCAGCAGCAATTGACCCACCAAAACCAACTACAAAGCCTAAAGCTAAAACAAAAGTAAAAGAAGTAGAGTTGCCTAGTGGTGATATTGTTATGAAAGAAGATAAATGAAAGTCAATGCATTAAAAGGAAAGGTTCTTGTAACAGATCTTGAACGTGGTTCTAGAATGGTCAACGGGATTATTCTTCCCGATGACAATGGTAAAAGTGAAGGCATTCGTCCTCGCTGGGGAAAGGTTTATTCTGTCGGAAACGACATTACCGATATTGTACCCGGTCAGTGGATCTTGATTGAAAACGGTCGTTGGACGAGAATGCTAAAAGTAAAAGTAAATGGCGATGAAATACAATTGTGGGGCGTAGAATGGCCCAAATCTGTAATGTTGGTATCAGACGAAGACCCGGAGACAGCAATCTTTTCACAATGGGCTTGATTCCACAATTATGGGTCGAAAACATTTTATAGCCATAAATAGTATATGGCATATAATAAACCCTTCTTTGAAGTATTCGAAACTGAAAAATTGTGCGATTATGGGTGCAATACCTTAGCTAAATTTAAATTCAGAAATGGAAAAATTTGTTGTTCTAAACATTTCAATAGTTGTGCAGGAAAAATAAAAATATTTTCTGATTCCGATCATTCTGTGGCAGCAGAAAAATCTTTAGAAACAAGAACACGACTTGGAATAACAAAATCATCCCAAATAAAGGCGGGTAAAACACGAAGGGATAATGGTCATTATGATCGTCTTGCCAAAAAGATGCAGCAGCATTGGGAAGAAAATCCTTGGCAGAATAATCCACATTGCCCATTGTTAGAATATAAAAATTCTAATGTAAATTATCAAGGAAGTTATGAATATGAATTTCTTGAAATTTTAGAAGATAGAAATGGGTTACAATGGATTATTGAAAATGTTGCTCGTGGGCCATCTATATGGTATAATGATCCTACAACTAACACAGAAAGACTCTATATTAGTGATTTTTTAATAGATAATACAATTTATGAAATAAAATCATCTTGGACGTGGAATAAGTTGGGGAAAGATTTAAATCTAGAAAATAAAAATAAGGCTAAAATCTCAAAAGCATTATCTTCTGGATATAATGTGATTTTGGTTATAGATGGCAAGGAAATAAAATATGAAGGACCTTTGGTGTGAAAAATACAGGCCATATAAATTAGATGGTTACGTGTTCAAAGATAAAAATCAAAGAAAACAAATTGACAGATGGCTTGCGGAAGGAGCACTTCCGCATATGCTTTTATCTGGATCTCCAGGAACTGGAAAATCCACGTTAATCAAAGCTCTTCTTCATGAATTAAATGTAGACCCATTTGATATTTTACCGGTTAATTCTTCTAAAGATAATGGTGTTGATTTTATTCGTGACACAATAACTAATTTTTCAGAAAAAATGGGATATGGTGAAATGCGTTATGTATTCCTTGACGAAGCCGATGGACTTTCTCCACCAGCACAGAATACATTACGTGGAACAATGGAAAAATATTCTAAAAGTGTGCGTTTTCTGTTGACATGTAATTATCCACATAAGATAATACAAGCTATTCATTCACGCTGTGAAATGGGCAGACTACATATAGATAAACTAGACAGGGATGAATTCTGTTTACGTTTAATTAATGTATTGACACTTGAAAATATAGATATTGACCCCGAAGCGTTAGATCTTATCGTTGATAAAACTTATCCTGATTTACGCAGGGGTATTAGTATGGTTCAAGCAAATTCCCTTGATGGTAAATTACAGAAACCAGGTGAAGGTAGTGAGAATATTGCAGATTACAGACTTGATATGATTGCATTATTTAGATCTAAAAGGTTTAAAGAAGCAAGACAACTTATCTGTACACAAGTACAACAAGAAGAATATGAAGATTTATTCAGATTTATGTATCAGAATCTTGATGTATGGTCAGATGGAAATACAAACAAGGAAGATAGGTGTATTTTAGCAATTCGTGATGGATTGGTAAATCATACAATGTGTTCCGATTTAGAAATTAACCTTTCGGCCACTTTGGTCGAACTTGAGCTTATAGCAGCAGAATAAGGAAATTATGAAAGAAAAAGTGTTTATTGTTTTATCACATAAGAATCAATTATCTAGAGGTTCTCATCCGGGTCGTGGAAAAAATGGTACGGTAAATTGGGAAGTTGCTGAACAGGTTGAGTTTGTTAATAAACTTAAGGAAAGACACATTACTACAGGAAGTGTTATCGGAGATTATATTAATCGAACGATGATTAAAGGTGAACGACATGGAATGACAGAATATTCTGTCTTTGAAGAATATGTTCGTAAGAAATATAAAAAACAAATGGACGAACTTGATACTGCATATGGCAACGAACGAATTGAAATAGAACAACCAAAAGAAATTTTTGTTGATAATTTTGGTAATGAACGAGAAAAGACCGTATTTGACGTATGAAGAAAATAATCTTAACCGATGCTGATGGTGTCTTGGTTACCTGGCTAGATGGATTTGAAGTTTTTATGTTCAATAAGGGATATAGGGTATTACCTTATACAAATCATATTTATTCAATGGCAGAAAGATATAATATTTCGTATGATAAATCTCGTGAACTTGTTCAAGAATTCAATGAAAGTCCCTATATAGAACATTTGCCACCTTATTTAGATTCTACAGAATATATTCCTAAATTAGTTGATCATGGATTCAAATTTGTATGTATTTCAAGCCTTAGTGATCATCCAGATGCCGCACAATATCGTAGAAAAAATTTAGAAAATCTTTATGGAGAAAATTTCTTAGAAATTATGTGTCTAGAAATAGGTTCTTATAAGAAACCTGCATTAATGTCTTGGGAAGGTTCTGGTTTCTTTTGGATCGAAGATCATATTAAAAATGCAGAAGCTGGCCATCATCTAGGACTTAAAACTGTTCTAATTCAGCATGATCATAATCAACATTATGATACGGAGGAATTCCCCATTGTTGGTCCAAAAAATCCATGGAAACAAATCTACGAGTTGATTTGCAAAGAATATAATCTTCCAATATAATTGCTTCATATGGTATGATAAATACCGATATGCAAGTAATGCAAACAGTCAAAGAAAACCCATGGATAGTATTGTTCGGTTCTTCCGGAACAATAATTTCTCTTGTGGTGGCACTTTTTGCGATTGATTCGCGTTACGCTCATGCATATGATGTTGAAAAGAACTATCAGCAGTTACAACAATCAGTTCAACAAACATCAACCACTTTAAGAAAGCAGATGCTTGAAGATAAATTATTTGAATTAGATATTAAAAGAGAACAATCACCAAATCAACGATTATCACCAACTGACTCAGCATTGGCAGCTAGATATAAAAGACAATTAGAAGAAATTGTAGAGAAAGAAAAGAAAAGTAATTAAAAAGGCCCCTTAAGGGGCCTTTTTCAATCATCCTCACCGTATATGTTGAGGACTTCTGCAACCAATGGATCTCGTTCAATATGTTCTCTCCTGAAAGTACAGACCGTCATAGTTCTTGAATGCTTTAGCGCAAGGCGTTCCAAGAAATCTTTTAATCCATTCTTATCATATCCACGATCGTGCTGTTTCAAATCACCAGTGATGACCATGCTACTACCAACACCGATACGGGTCAATAACATTTTAGTTTGGTCTGGTGTAGCATTTTGCATTTCATCTGCAATAATATATGAATATTTAAATGTTCGACCACGCATAAATCCTAAAGGTGCAATTTCAATGACGCCTTCGTCAAGCATACGTTTTGTTTCTGGTAGACCATAATATTCTTCAAATACATCAAAAATTGGGCGTGTCCAAGGCTCCATCTTGGCATTTAAATCGCCTGGTAAAAATCCATGTTTTTCATCAACGCTCACTGCCGGACGAGTAATAATAATTTTTGAAACCTCCTGTTCCCTCAATGCCTTAATGGCGCGGGATACTGCTAACAACGTTTTACCTGTACCTGCTGGTCCTACAGCAAATACCATTCTTTTTTCTAATAATGCTTCAATATATGTTTCTTGGGCTGTATTACGTGGTAGCATTTCTACTCTTTTATAATTTCGTGTTCCAAGTTTAACTATATTGGTTTGTGTCTCATCGGCATAATTGTGTGATGAACGTGCCTGCGGCTGCATTTTAGCCATTCTGCGATTTTTGCTCAAAGTTGTGCTCCTAAGTTGTTGTTTTATGGAGTGTATGGAATTGCTGGACAAGGACTGTCCTTCCACGGGAATTTCGATAATAGTATCGATTGTATTTTGCATACCTTTGTATTTATCCTTTACTAAAATAGACAATCAGAATGTGATGTATTTTCATAACTTCTAAAATCTCTTAACTTATAGATAAATACTTAAAAGACAAGGGAACTAAATGACGACGGACCTAGAAAGTATTAAAAATACACTTGTAGGAATTTCACAGGGTGACAATATTTTGGACACCTTGTTGGAATTTGAGAGAACTCTTGACAATGCAGAAATTTTTGCCTATAGAAATTGGATTCTTGGAGAATTAGTTGAAGGCCCAGATATTGGACGATATTGGTATAAAACTGTATGGATGTATCCATACGCAATGATGCCAGATCCTGATGCAGGATTGAGATTAACAAAACTTGGTGCTAAGGTAAATTTTAGAAAAGGTGTCTTTAAAAGACCCGTGAAAGTAGAAGGACCGGAAGATTGGGTGGATCCACAAACCAAACGTGCTAAAATGGTTGATAGTGAGATCTGGCTCGTTACAATTGAATTGCCACTTAAATATATTAATCGCGGATTGCAGGATTTGGGAGATATTATTCAAAAGGATATTGAAGATACAAATCAAGAATTAGCAAGTGCATATGCGGAAGAAGAGCCTCCAATGGAGGAAACACCACCAGAGGGTGGAATGCCACAAGAAGGAGCGGCGCCGCCACCAGAGGCTGGAGCACCTCCTGAGGAAGAAGTATGAGTTTAAAACACGGCGATCTAGCAGGCACCGTTTTACCGGATGTTTCAATCGATGAGTTTGAGCCAAAGGCAGGCGATGAAAAAGAAGTTATTGTAGTGGCCTTCTACCTCGATGATAAGAATCCGGCCGATGACCTAAACACATTCATCCAAAGAGGGTCTATCGACACCCTGGATGTTGAAGTAAGTCCTAATACAGATGAAGAAGGGCGCTATCTCGTCTTTGTCGAAATGTCGAGAGATGAAACTTTTCCAAATAAATTCCACGCCTTATTAAAGGATGTTGGAAATTTAACTGGAGAAATGGATTGGAAAATAAAGACTTATTTAAGTGGTGATGTGGTATATGATTTTAATGATCCGGAGCTATTTAATAGCATAATACTCAATCCGGTAGAGTATGTTAGCAAGGATGAATATATGAAAGAATCCAAAGAAAGAGAAGTTAAAGAATTCTTAGCGGATTCAATGCTAATCTACTTGAACTTTGATGGAAATAATGTTACAATGGGCACTAGTAGTAAGAAGGTGATCGCCGAGATGGTGGACATCGGAGACTACGATACTGTTATAGGAAGAAATTTTTTAGCTGAATCAGCATTCGACCTTGGCAGTAAAACAACCGAAGCAAGGGCTGTAGAACACATTCTAGGGAATGTAGAGGTTCTGCCAATCGGTAAATTCCTTAGCGTCAATAGGGGCGATAAGGTAATGTTATTGAGAAATACTGAAATTTTATATAGAGGATAACTTGGCCGCAAAAGATGATATGATTATTACCAAGGGTCGCGTCACTGACGCATCGCCTGGTGCTCGCTTTAAGGTTAAACTAGAAAACGGGCACGTCTTGAACGCCGTTATCAGTGGAAAAATTCGAAAGAACAATATTCAAATTCTGTTGGACGATCTTGTAGAAATTGAGATGAGTCCATACGATTTGAGTTTAGGTCGCATCACATATCGATTCTAATTGAGAAAGCTGCCATCCGGCAGCTAAAATATTATGAGCAAACGGGACTATTATGATGTCCTCGGCCTTGCTAAAAACGCCTCCGAGGATGATATTAAAAAAGCTTATCGTAAGATGGCTAGCAAGTATCATCCTGATAAGGTCACAGATGAGGCCCAGAAAGCATCAGTTGAAGTAAAATTCAAAGAGGCTAAAGAAGCCTATGAAACACTCAGCGATTCTGAGAAACGTTCTATGTATGACCAGTTTGGTCATGATGGAAATTCATTTACTCAATCTAGATCTCATACTCAGCACACCGAACATCGAACCTGGTCTTTTGGTGATGTTGGAGATATGAATCACATCTTCGAAGAATTATTTAAACATCATAGCGGATTCAATACTCGTGGCCAGCCACAAATTACGGTTATAAATATTTCACTAAAAGATGCTTATACCGGAATTACAATCAATCACGATAATACTCTTGTTATAGTTCCACAAGGTACTCGTTCTGGTACAAAATTGTTCGTTGGTGGGAAAATGTTTAGAATTGATGTTCTTCAACATCCTAAATTCAAACGTGCCTTAGATGATTTAATGACAGAAGTTTCCATAACTGCAATTGAAGCAATGTTAGGTGTTGAAGCATATCTTGAGCACCTAGATGGAAATAAATTACAATTCACAATACCTGCAGGTATACAAAACGGGCAAATTGTCAAACTTTCGAGAACTGGTATGAAAAATCCCGAAGTTGACCATATAGGTGATATGCTTATTCGCGTCACTATAACAATTCCTAGAGACTTTTCAGATGCCGATAAGGTTAAATTGAAAAATCTACCACATAGGAATTCAATTAATATTTAAGGAACACTATGAGTACTAAAAAAGTTGAAAAAATGGTTGACCGAGCGGTTGCAATTGCTAATGATAATAATCATGAGTATGTAACGTTGGAACATATATTGTTAGCATTGCTTCATGAAAAAGAAGTAAACGAACTTATTCTATCTATTAATAGCCAACCAGCAAAAATTAAGGCAGATGTAATTCAATTTTTAGGTAATCCGGAACTTAAGAAACCCGATTCCTTAAAAGAAGTTCCAGCTAAAAGAACAGCAGTTTTACAAAGAACATTTCAACGAGCACTTACACAACTTGTATTCAGTGGTCGAAATGAATTAAGTAATGAAGGTATTTTATTAAGTATTCTTAGTGAAGAAACTAGCCATGCATATTACTTTCTAAATAAGAATGGCGTTACACGAGAAAAGCTTGTTACTCAATTACGCAAATTAGATGAGAAGAATAAAGCGGGAGAGAATGATGAAACTCCGCTTGACATGTTTGCACGTAATTTGAATAAGGAAGCATCGGATGGAAGCATTGATCCAGTAATTGGACGTGAAAGAGAAGTTGCTGATACAATTGAAATTTTAGCACGTCGCAAAAAGAATAACGTAATTTATGTGGGCGAACCCGGCGTTGGTAAAACAGCACTTGCAGAAGGCCTTGCATTAAAGATTGTTAAGAAAGAAGTTCCTAAGGCATTGCAGAACCGGGTTGTTTATAGTCTTGATCTCGGTGCATTGCTTGCAGGAACAAAATTCCGTGGTGATTTTGAAGAACGCTTGAAAGGTGTCCTTGATCAGGTAAAGAAGCTCAAGAATTGTATTATGTTTATTGACGAAATTCACATGATACTTGGTGCGGGGTCTACAACGGGTAGTCAGATGGATGCTGGCAATTTATTGAAACCAATGCTTGCTAAGGGCGAATTAATGTGTGTTGGTGCTACCACATATGATGAGTTTCACGAACACTTTGAGAAGGATAAAGCATTGTTACGTCGTTTCCAAAAGTACGATATCAATCAACCTTCTGCAGAGGAAACAAAACTTATCCTTAAGGGAATTGCTTATCAGTATGAGAAATTCCACGGAGTTACCTTTGAAGAAGGGACTACCGATTTATGTGTTGAGCTTGCTGATAGGTATATGAAGAATAAATTCTTCCCAGATAAAGCTATTGATATTATGGACTCGTCTGGAGCTATTGCAAAATTAAACGAGAAAAAGACTGTAACTACCGACACTGTGTTAATGCAAGCGTCCAAGATTGCTAAGATCCCTGCACAGATGATGGATTTAAAAGAAAATGACGCACTTGCTAACCTTGCTCCGCGTGTTAAGAACGTGGTATATGGGCAAGATGATGCAATTGATAGCTTGGTGGCGGCAATCTTCTTATCTAAGGCAGGATTGCGTAACCCTGTAAAACCAATTGGTACATTCTTGTTTACTGGTACAACTGGTACTGGTAAGACTTATACTGCGAAGCAGCTTGCTAAAGCACTTGGTGTTAAATTTGTTCGCTTTGACTTATCTGAATATATGGAAAAGCACACAGTATCTAAACTTATTGGTGCACCTCCGGGATATGTCGGACACGGAGAAGGTAAGATGGGTGAAGGACAGCTTATTCAAGCAATTGATACTGATCCAAATTGTGTCTTATTGCTAGACGAAGTTGATAAGGCACACCCGGATGTTATGACTGTTCTATTACAAGTTATGGATGATGGACGTTTAACTTCTTCCAAAGGTAAGACTGTTGACTTCTCTAATGTGATTATTATCATGTCAGCTAACTTGGGTTCTGCAGATGCAGAAAAGCTTAAGATTGGTTTCGGAAATCAAGACAATTCAGAAGTTGTGGAAAAAGAAATCAAGAGATTTTTTAGTCCGGAATTTAGAAACCGTTTAGATGCTATTGTTAAATTTAATAAGCTCACACTGGTTGAAATGAATCTTATTGTTAATGCTGAAGTTGAAAAGACTGAAGCAATGTTGGCAGGTAAAAATATCACAATAAATGTTACACAACAAGCTCGTGATTGGCTTGCAGAAAAAGGACTCGATCCGAAGATGGGTGCAAGACCGTTTGAAAGGCTCTTTGAAAAATCAGTTAAGATGCCATTGTCCAAAGAAATTTTATTTGGTAAATTAACCAATGGTGGACGTGTTAACGTCGATCTTATCGTAGATGAAATTAATGTAAGTGTTTTAGATCCAATTGTTGAAGAGAAAATTACATTGTAAATTTATTCAACTCAAAAACCTCCCGTCGGGAGGTTTTTTTATGAACTTTGGTTCTTGTAGATTTTGATAAATACTATAAAGAATAAGGAATACTATGGCAATAAGAAAGAGTGTCTTAATGATGTCGAACACTGGAACACAGTGGAATGTCATCGGAGAACCTGTCCGCGGTAATGCCTATTATGGATATACAGACGGAATTCATACAGTCCAAGTGATTTATCAAAATTTCGTTGGAGGTTTCGGATTGCAGGCAACTCTTGCACTTGATCCGGCACCCGAAGATTGGTTTTGGATTAGATTAAACCCAACTGGTGATGTAAGAACACCATTTATTCCATTTCCTATTGATCCTTTGAGACCTACCGGTGAAAATGGTGGAGATACAGGATCAATAGCAACGACATTCATAGGAAATTTTACCTATGTAAGGGCAGTTGTTACTAGAGAATATATTCAACCGCCGCCCGCACATCCTTCATGGCAAACTTGGCAATGGGGCGAAGTTGATAAAGTAATGTTGAGTCTCTAAGGAAGCTAAAATGATTGTAGGTCAAAATTCCCTCCTAAATCAATATGTAGTAACATTTTATATTAAAGACTTGGTTGATGGCCAGGGGTTAATTTATGACTCATTTCGAAAGGCATTTGTTAATACCAATATTACTAGTGGTAGCGGTGGTGCCGATAGATTAGGTGAGTTATTAAACGTTTCAGATAGCGTTGATAATCCACTTTCACTTCA